ACACATCCAGCAAAAAATGAGTCTGTAATACTTTGTATTCTTTCTTTTTGAGCCCCATTAAGTTGTTTTTCAATTATTGTGTTTATTGCCGAAGGATGATCCACAATTATTGTCCAAGACATTGTTCCTGATCTAGATGTATTCTTATAAGTATAAATTGGTTCTGGCCTTCCTATAAAAGTCGTAGGGGTAAAATCAGGAGTTGAGTCATCAGCAAAAGTTAACCCATATGGTGGAAACCACATAACACGTCCACCGTTTGGTCCTTTTTCACAAACAGGAAGATCATCATATGTGAATCCTGGTCTATCTGATGTTCTCCATGCTAAGTTCTCAATAGAGAACATGTATTTTTTAACTTTACCATCAACAATATTTGTTGATCCAGGATTTCTTAAAGGAGCTATATTTAAATTATATGTGTTATCTAAAACAGAATAATCAAAACGTCGACCTGATTTAGTTATTCCGTCTGTTTTTTGTAAATCAGCAAATGTATAATATGGTGTGTCTTTTTGAAAGACTCTACAATATTCTAAACCAGCTAAAGATCCGTCAGTTTGATCTGTATATGAAAGAACCATAGATCCTTTAGTCATTTCTTTATACCCGTCGTTAAAAACTTTAGACACTTGATTCATTGCATTTCCAACATGTTTTAATCTTGCCTGACCTTGTACTTGATCGGCAGATTCAACAAGTCTTTGAGTATTATAAAGTATTGACCCTGGTCTAAATTCAATTTCGGTAGATTGGTATTGTAAATAATCTGCAGATATCTGATTAAATTCATCATCTAAACTTCCCGATCCTCCGCCAACCGTAGCCTTAAATCCGGCATTATTTTTATATTTTGGTGATACCCAAACCAATTGTCCTGCGGTTCCACCCCCATCGCTATAGGATTTACCTTTAAGTCCAAATTTAATTGTTTCTTCATTTCCTTCATAAAGAATTGACAACTCTTGTGGACCATAAACAATACTTTGTTGTTGAACCCCAAATTGATTTGATGGAAGTTGATTTGGCGGTCCGTCTATTTGAGACGGTTCTGCATTTTCACTACCAACATAATATCCTGAAGATTGGGCTTTATCCTGATTAAATAATCTATTTACGGCCGCAGATGCTCCAGCAATTAAACCACCAATAATACCTCTATTATATGCAGGTCTATATAGATTATAATCTAATGCCGAAAATAATGCCGATCTTTGTCCGTTTCCTGTATTAGCAACAAAAACCTCAGAAGGGTTTCTATATCGATTCATTATTGGGGATAACAATCCTCCAGTTAAGTTATTAGCAACACCTAAGGCCGCTTCCATTTGTGGTCTATTAACCGGATCATCATCATCAAAATAATCACCTGGAATGAAAGAAACGGGGAAGTAAGTTCCTGTTAATCTATTTGCCAAAGAAACCGCCGCTAACACAGGATTTTCAGGAACTGTAATTTTCCAATTTCTTATAAAAAACGGTTGTTGTCCTGTTGCTAATAAACTTGCAGAAAAAGGATCACTTATGGTATCTAAGTTAATAGCCCCAATTGTTGCTTGTTGTATTTCTTGAGAAACTCTTTCGTTAAACGCAAATTTAAGTTGTGATGCTCCAATTTGAGCTAAAAACGTATCTTGCGATAAAGGTCCGTTAGATCCGTTTGGGTCATCTTGAAATACAAGATTAAAGGTAGGGTATGAAGAATAAACATAATATCCTGGATTCCAATATGGTTGATATATGTTGCCCGCATTTATTATGTCGGTTATTACAATCAAATCCTTATAACCACCCGCAGGTCCCCATTTATTCGTTACATATGCCGACTCAATAAAAAATTCATTAATTATATCTAAGTTCGTTCCTTGTTTTGGATAATAAGGTCCTTGATTTGGATCTAAGACAGGGACTAAATTTACATTAACTGGAGGTCCAAATCCACCATCTGGCCCAAATTCATTTAGTGGGTATAGATCATTTGCAAATAAATTTGTAGACACATAGTTGTTTGGAGAGTCAACAACATTTAAAGATCCTATATTTGTTTCGTAGTTAACAGGGTTGCCGGGGGATGTGTATGCTCCTGGCACATTATACGGCGGTAGGTTTCTTACCAATAATTGTTTTCTAAAAGATTCAGAGTTACCAAAAGAAAGAAAGCTTTCCGACATTTTTTTATTTTATAAATAGATTATAGGATAGTTTTTTTATTTTGAATCGTTCATATCCCACATAATTAAACATTAATTAATTTTATGGTGCGGCAACTCCAGATAGTTTTAATTTAAGATCACTTACAAAATTTACGTCGTCTAACAATTGTTTTGTTAAGTTATTTTGTACCTGATTACCCGTAGCATCAGTTACCTTAACATTAACAGTTACATTATTCTCTGTCTTGCCCTCAATTTTTATTGGTTCTGAGTAAGCGGTTTTAACCTTTTCAATTAGGTTTTCTTGAACGGAATTTACTTCTGTTGAAAACTTACTACTAAAGTCATTAAAAGTTTTTAAAATATTTGTTTCTAAGTTTCCTATTTCGGTTTTTACCATATTATCATCACCAGTTACTTTTCCTTTTATAATTCCCTCAACTGGTTTTGTTAAGTCTCCCATTGCCGTTCTCATATCTTCGGTTGATCCAAAAATATTATCTGAAGCTTTTGCAATTTCTAATTTACTGTCAGCAACTAAACCATAAAATTTACTTAGGGTGGGTGTTGTTGCTTTTGCAAATTTTGTGGCAACCTCTCCAGTTGCCAATAAATTTTTAATTTGTGTTGTAACATCTAGTTGATTGAACGCTAACTCCTCAATTGTTTTTGAAGAATCTTCATTTGCCTTTTTTAAATTTTCAATATCTTCAGGTGTTAATTCTTCTACCTTTTTTTCCGTTGTTATTCCGGTTTCTTTATCTCTAACTTGGATTGTAGCAACCCCATCTTTCATTTGTGCCATTGTGGCAATCATTTCTTTAGTTTCGTCATCATCAATACCTAAAGACGGCATTTTAATTTGTTTAAGTTTCATTTCAAAGTCGGAACTTTTAAGTGCCATTTTTGAAAATTCTGTTGCGGTCAATCCAACAGCTTCTGCAACTTCTTTCATTCTTCTTTTAGCCCCAGGAAGAATTTCCATCTGCCCCGTTTTTTCATTAAACCGTGTAAATTCTTTACCAAGATTTACAATTTCTTTTTGAAATTGTTCAGGATCGTTTTGAGACATATCCATTGCCCTTAAAGGGTCTAATAAACCACTTGATGTTACGCCTAATCGTTGTAGTGCTGCTGACATATCAATTGCCCCTTCTGGATTCATAACTTTTTCTGATTGAGCAAATATTTGTTCCATTTTAATTCCAAGTCTTTCTGCTTGTGCCGACATTTTAGCCAACCCTTTAACTCCGTTTTCAAAATTAAAGAGATTCATTTTTTCTAAATTGTTCATTACTTTACCTGAAACCTGATTAACTGAAACTCCGGCCGATCTCGCAACCTCAGTCACAGTTTTCATTTGTTCCCCAACATCATAAACAGAAATTCCAACATCTCTAAAGTTAGTTGTTAACGTACCAACGTCTTGACCAGTAAGTTTTGCCGCGGCACTTAATTCTACAATGGCCTCTTTACTAACACTGGCCGCCCCTCCAAGACCTTGCATAATTGATATTAAATTTGTAGTTATCTCACTTTCACTATAATCTAATTTAGTTAATTCAGGCGCTACATCAGCAATACTAGTTTTAAACTCGTCCATCCTTTCTTTAGATAAACCAAAGGCTTTTTGAACACTGTTTGCAGATGTTTCTAACTGCGCGAAAATAGTACTATCTAATGGATTAATTGAATTAAGTAGTCCTTCAAATTGTTCGCCAATTTTTGCGGTGATAGCTCCAATGTTTAAAGTATATGCGTTTTTATCAAAGTCGGCAGCTGTTCCACTTAATATATCATCCCCTAACGAACTAGTTCCAGTAGTATTACTAAAAAAAAATGCCATATATTAGTTTAATTAATAAATACTTTTATTGTGTTTTTTTATTATCCTCAACATATTTATTGATCAAATATTTTCTCACATAAGTTGGCATATTAATAAACTCAGAATATTGGGTTCTAAAGATTCTTGAAAAATAATAAAATTCGTCAATTATTATTGTTTTATACTGATATGAAAGGCCGAAAAAATTCCACCCCAAAAGTAATGTCGATCATTACTTTTTCTCCAGACGGGGCGATAATTTCTTTTGATAAGTCTAATCTTGGTTCGTTTTCGGCTATAAATCTTCTAATATATTTAGAATCGGCAATTGGCATTTGTTGAATAAATGTTGCTATATTTCCCTTGTCTGTATTACCATCAATAGATACAATAATTAAAGATAATTTTGTTGTTATTGATGGTGCTGTTCTATCATTAGGATATGATTTTAAAATTGTTTCTATTTTAATTTTATCAGAGATATTTAAAATCTTTAATTTAACTTGTTTTTTAGAAACAGGAAGAGTTGTGTCAAACAAACCTTCCTCATTTGGAATATTTTTTGGTTTTTTAATATTTAATTCGTCCAACAAAATTGTTGATGTAAATTTTTTATCTGTATTCGGATCATTTACGGTTATTGGATATTCGGGACCAAAAGACGTGTTTCTTAAAAATAAAAGTATTGCTTCAACGTCTCCGTCAACTAATTCTTCAGGTCTTAAATCTTTTTCATAAATTTTATTCCTAAGCAAAGGAAGAACTATACTTTCTTGAATACTTTTTTTATAGTCAGCTTCGGCAATTATGTTTTCATCAAACGCAGTTAAATAACCAACTTTAATGGTTTTCTTTTTAGATTTATAAAAGATCCCTCCAGAAGGTAGGGTTATAACATCGTGTGGTAAATTGAAATCGGCTTGTCCTGCCGTGTAAGCATTTTGTTCCATATTTTTTTTAATTTAAACATAATTAACATATGTTTTTTTGTAAAGATTAAAACAATTACATAACGTTTACAAAAAAAAATTCCCATACATAAAAACATATAGGAATTAATAATATTGTTTATTAAAAAATTAATATACTAATATACAACGATCCATTCTCATAGAACTCGTTACTTTAGCTAAACCATCACTAGTGTATGTTAAAGCTCCACCATCATATTTTGTTAAAAAAGCTCCCTCTAAAATCCATTTTTCAACAACAACTCCGGTTGGGTCTAACATTTCAAGGTCAACATTTTTTTTGTAACCAGCCGCATATCCCATTCGTCCTGTTACAGATTCAGCACATAAACGAATCCACTCCATTAATGCCTGTGATGCTGATGGACCAATAGGGTCTCTAAAAGTTACCGCTAATTCACCCCAAGTAAATCTACCAGCAACGTATGTTTCCGTATTTAGGAAAGGAATTGGCGTTGCTGCAATAGTAAGAGAAGGTCTTGCCGTGGACTCTACATACCACTCATTTATACCAAGTGACGAAGGAAATCTTAAGATCCATCGGTTTTCCCTTTTTGGTTCGTAGGGTATCGGCATTTTCATTAGTAAATCAGCCATAATTTGTTTTTTTATTTTTTTGTTTATTTTTTATTATAAATACATGTAATAATTTTTTTTTCTATTTACTTCCACTTTTTTTTAAAATATCTTATTACTAGATCCAGTTATTAATTATTATTCATATTCTTCTTTTCCTTTTTTAGATGTAGCATAAATCTTTAATTCATCTTTATTTGGAAAATTTTTTCTCATTGTATTCACATTTCTTATGTCGTCATCTGAAAAACCAATAAAAGGGTTAAAATAATTACTTATTTTATTCTTTATAAAAGCTTTCTCTTGTAGTTGTTGGGACATTTGTTTAACATATGTCATAAATTCTTTCATATATTTAACTTTTAATTCTTCTGGATTCGCAGCTGATCCCTCACCAAAAGTTACAGGATAATATTTACACATATCCAAATAAGACTTTATTAGTTCATCATTGGATAAATCATCCTCATCTGATAATTCTCTATATTTTTTAAGATTTTTAACTAACTCACTTGAAGATAATCCGTTTTTGTTTTGTTTTATTAAATTATAAATGGAATTTCTGATCACAGATGGGGTATGTCCCCTTGCTGTGACGATTGCAAAAATTGACCCGTTATTAACCGCCTCAACAAAATCAGACCAAGCAGGACCTGTTTCAGCCGTCATAGAATCTTTCATAAATAACTTATCACCAGGAACTCTGAAGTTCTTAAAAGAATTGTCATAAAAGTCAACTATAGTATGTCCTTCATATTTAAAAGGTTTTTCACCAATCTTAGTTCTATATTCTGCAAAATCTTCGGTAGACATACCAACAGAATTTCCCTTATCATCCTTTAAATATATTTTGGTTGGCATATACATTAGATTGTCATCCCAGTCAAAAGCATAATACTTCATAGTAGGGGTCATCTGATCGTGAATAATCTCACTAATGATTTCTCTTACCGTATTTTTATAATTCATAATAATAAATAGTTTGTTTAACAAAAAAGGGGAACTTTCGATACCCCTTTCTTTTGTGTTTGTATTTTAAACCGATTTATATATTCTCAAACGATGCTCCAGTTGGAGTAATGTAGAAGGTTATATCTATAAATTCTAAAGCTCTAGTTGGCTTAATGTAAATCTTACCGGTCATTTGGTTTCTATCTAAATCTTCAGGATCACTAGAAACTGTTACTCTAAAGTCATAAAGACCTCTGTCTCTTCTAATCGCATCTAAGATTGGATTCACCGCATTTAAGAAGTCTTGTCTTACTTGTGCATCGTTCTGTTCAAACAATAACCTCACGGATACCGCTGAAATCAATTTACGTGCTTGTAATAACAATCTTCTAACGTTGATTCTATCAAGAGCAGACTCTCTAACTTGTAGAGTTTTATTACCCCAAATTACAGTTCCTACATCTGAGAAGGTTGCAATTGGATTAAGTCTTCCGTTATAAAGAATGTCTCTATCTTCTTGAGTTAATTTCTTACGAGCCTTTATACAATTTACTATACCACGAGTGTAACCTGCCGCTGCGAACCAAGGGAATGCAATGTTGTCAGTTAATGCCAAGTTTTTTGTAACTTCAGCTGTTGGTGGAATATAAATTTGTGTGTTGTTTACACTGTCTCTTGTCAATACCCACGGATAGTAAGTTGCGGTATAGTTAGAGTCAATTCCTGTGTTATCTAAGTTATCTACCGCCTCAGTTGGATAAATTAATCCATCCCCACCAGTAGTTGTTGGTAAGTAAAGATCGTAGTCAGGGGTTGTTGTAATATACAAAGAGTCAGCTCTATTGAATTCAATCATCTGAACCGCATCTTCAACCAAATTACTGTTATTAACATAATCAATACCAGGTGTTACAAATACATTAATATTAGTTGATTCTGGATTAGCAAATGTTTGTTGACCCAACAAGTATGCGTAGTAGTCGGTATTTGCAAAATTTTGAGTTCCATCTCCAAGAGAAATTTCTTTAAATGCTCCCCAACCTTTAGCTGTAGGATAACGTGATGAAGGACAAGCCCCATTCAAATATCCGGTTCTACCAATTTGGAATCTATCTTCGTTTGTTCTCCATTCTCTATATATATCCCATCCGTCAAATCCTCCTTGAACTAAGAATGTAAATTTACGAGCGAACAGTCTATAATATGCGTTTGTTGGTAATTCAGGGTCTGTTATAAATGGTGAGTTACCACAAATAAATCTTTGTCCACCACTTGTTGAAAACTCGGGTCCTATTGTTAATCCACTTGCATTTACATCCATGTGGAAACCAGCTGATCTGTAATTAAAAGGTAGACCCTCAATATCACAAGAGTTAATAGGGTTTCTTTTACCAACATATTCAAAGAATGCAGGATCCCAACCATAAGAATTAGACATACCTAAGTAAGTTCTTCTAACGTTATCACCTGAACTAACCAAAGCATCGTCGTTTCCTGAAGATAAACCAAATGGAGGATTATAAATAACTTCACCAGGGAAATCATACTTACCTTTAATTATCGGGAATGGTGACTGTGCTCCTGCGTAGTTTCTAAAATTAAAACCGTTAAATCCACAAGGAAGAGCGTCAATTGGAGCATCTTCAGACATTTCAACCATAACATATTTTGAATTTAATACGTATTCACCATCTAAAGTTCCAACTTTGTTTGCAATATAATTATTTTGTCCTGGATCCATTGCACAGTTTGTGAATTTTTCTAAAACAACAGGATTTGCATCTGTATCAAAATAATCACGAATTAATATATCAAACGTTAAATTATTAAATGTTTGATTAATTATTGAAATTTTAATTAAGGTGTTGGCCCCGTCACCATCAGAAATTGTATAGAATCTAAATAAATCATAAACTTTATTACCTCTAAGTTCAGACACAACAAATGGAGAGTATGGTGTTTGCCATTTATCTAAATACCATCCTATTGAATTTGGATCACTACTTTGTGCGGAATCAAGAGCAATTAGGTTTGGATTAAGACCTTTAATGTAACCTTTCCTCCAAGCAAAGTTTAGCCAAGATTGGAAATTTTCTTCTGCAAACACAGGAACCTCAATTCTTGGTTTTTGAAAGTTAGTTACACCAAATACTTTACTCCAATACTCAGGGTCGTTTTGACTAAATGAAGTTTCAAAGAAATATTTGACACCAAACTTATCAGTAACGTTTACACCAAAAGTGGTATAAGGATTTTTAAGAACTGAAGAATATTGACCAGTCATATTTAAAGAAACCTCTGATGTTCCTGTAACAGAATAAGACGGGTTATTTCCGGTTGAGTATGTTGCAACACCTCTTGACCTTAAAGACCCAACAACTACGTTATCATACTCCGTAAACGATGTTCCTGTATAGAAATACATTTTTAATACTAGAGTTCCTTGATAACAATTTAACGGTAAAGTTGTTGTCGTTGTAGTTGGTGTTATAGGAATTGGTGTTGTACAAGGGTTTGGTGTTGGTGTTGGAGAAGGAGTTAACGTTGTTGTAGTCGTAACTGGATTCATAGTTAAGTCCGTAACATAAGTGAAAAATGAATATCCACTATAATTTGTATTACCAGTAGTATTAAATAATGCATAATACCAAGGATCATTTAAAGCTGATTCTAAATCAGTATCATCAAGTGAAACTGAAGGAACTCCAAATACGTTTGTAGATGCTGACCACCCTGCGTTTGTTAAAGTGTTGTAATCATCAGTATCTATAGATCCAAAATATGAAATGTATTTATCTTCTGCGGTAAATGGGTTTGAATTTGTGATAACATCAAAAATCAAACTTCTAATGTCATCATTTAATGTGGAAGTGCCTCCATCAAATTGTTCGTATTGACTATAAAGAATATCTTGAATTTCTTGAGGGAATTGTGATAGATATGAAATTGTTGACACATCATTATTACAACCACTAAATGCTACGAAATAACTTTCTTGGTAAGGAAGAGCACATATTGTTTCACAAGTATATACATCAGTAACTGAACTTAAGCACCAAATACCAACAGTTGATGGATCAACATTTGCAACAGTTGCGATAGACCAAGACGGACCCGCATCATATCCTGACAAACCTAATATTCTTGTTACAAATAGTTGGTTTGATTGTTGTAAATATGCTTTGGCGATATAAGATGCCTCATATTTAGGGATTTGTGTGTTTATAAATTTTTCTGGTGATGTTCCACCGAATACCGTTTGGAATTCGTTAAAACTTGTGATAAAAATTGGTTCGAATGCTGGACCAATTAACGTTTCTCCCACGATACCCAAAGTTGTTACTCCGACACTTTGTGCCACAAAACTTAAATCAACTTCTGAGGTATAAACACCTGGTGAAACAAAAACTTTACTATTAGTTGCCATGTTAAATATTTTTTTTTAGTTATTTATTTCTATAAATACTTTGTAAAATACTAAAAACTTTACATTACTAAAAGTATTTATATTTTGGTAAGATTTTATTCTGCCTTTTTTCTGCCTCTATGACTAATGATAACAAGAAGATAAAAAACCTCAAGATTGACTCCGAAGTTCACGAAGTCCTAAAAAAATATTGCGATAAACGAGGACTTAAAATATATAAATTTTTGGAGTCATTAATCATTGAAAAATGTAAGGATAAAAAAGATATATATGGTGAAAATTAAACTAAACTTTGAGTAAACAAAAGATAAGGATCCTCAGATCCACCACTAGATATTATATCAATCCTTAACATGTCATTTGTATTAATTTGAATTGATTCAACATTATCACCATAATATTGTTCATTTATGTAGACAGAAAATTCTTCTATATTAACGGATCGATCAAAAAGTAAATTACAAGTATATTCAAAATAGCGTTCTTGCGTTGTGACATTATTTAAATATTGTAATTTAATTACCTCAAGTTCTATTGGGGTTTGTTTTTTTTGTTTCCTTTTTATATTTCTTTGGTCAGTTTCAATTACCTGAAAGGTTCTAGATATTGCGGGGGAAACTTCAAACTGTTCTTCATCTATTAAGAATCCCATCATTGTGAACTCATACTTCTGTATATAATATTTTCTTTTCTCTAAATCCATAACAGACTCGTCGGCAAATGAATCATTTATTATTGGAATATAATGTCCATTAATAGTTTGATACGCTTGTTTTGATGCAAATGTTTCAAGAACTCTTTGATTTAAAGTGTTAAGATCCCTCATTCTATTACATATAATTGCAACAGTATATTTAAAATCGGCCGGAACTGGTTGTGGAATTTTGTATATGTCAGATCCTTTTCTATTTCCATCCCATGTTGGTACTTCCATATAATAATACATTTTTCTATTTGGAATATTATACATAACCGCAGGGTTATTTCCATACTTAACTTCGGGGTTTCTAATAACAGTTATAAATGGAGGTTCAATATTTTTATCTATATTTTGAAAATCCCAAGTTTCAACAAACTGAGACCAATTTTGGGTTGTAATTAAAATATCTACAACGGGAATTTTTTTACCTTCCGAAACTATACTAAACTTTTCTTTTACAAAATCTAAAAATCCACGATCTAAATCTGCATGTAGTAATGACTTAGGAAGATATGTTCCATCCTTAGTAATCATGTCTTTTATCTGTTCCCTTCTCGGTAAAAGAGTTTTAGGGTAGTTTAAAGGTATGGATGGTTTAATTGATTTCTTTGGTATTGCCATTATTAATTTTATTACTTTTAATTATATTATAAACCTTTAAATTCGTTTGGCCCAACAGGTGCGGCAATTATTGTTCTAAAAAATGGTTTAAACCCTTTATATGTGTGTTTTGTATCTGAAATTACACGACCATCATTAACAACCGTATAATATCTAACAAAATTTTCACTATCATAATACCCAACATAATCACCAAAATCAACATCAATATTTAAGTTTTCTAAAGTTTTTAAATAAACAGAAATAGTAATATTACCTGGCTCAAACTGATCCATTTTTGTTGATCCAATCATTTTATTTTCAGGTGCTGCAATAGTAATTTGTGCGTTAAATTCGACAGGAGGTAAAAATTTAATACCGTCTTCCACAACCTCACCATAAACATCGTCAGTTTTAATTTTGTTTCTATCAATTTTATAGAGAACACAAGTAAAGTTCATATCACCTATCAACCACTCCTGACCCATACTAATTTCAAGTTCAAAATCACGATCCCCAAAAAATTTACCTAATCTAGAAATTGGAACATTATTTTGCATAAAAACACTATTTTATTGATAAATATCTTTTTTATTAGTATTTTTATTAAAAGACTAAAATTGGAAAACTTATCTTCCTTAGTTGAGCAAAAAGCGCTTGTACTACTCGAGTCATATAGTGGTGCGAATAACCATATAATATACTTACAAAATAAAAAAAAAACTAATGGTAAGTTTTATCCAACAAGAACTCAATCGGATTACATTATAAATTATTTTAACACAACACCAAAGATCGCACGTAAGTGGGTTGATCTTGACACATATTTCGCAAAGAAGTTTGCAGAAGAAAGATATTTGATGGAAACCCCTGAAAAAATTTACATTGAGAAATTATTAGTTGAGAAAGAAAAATCGTATCATATTTGGGGTAAATTCTTTGAGAAAGATCCTTTAACAGAATTTTGGGTTCCTAAATCAGCATTAATAAAATCACACAATGTTGAGGTAGTTGAGGTAGATTATTCTAAATATAGTCATAGACCTCCACTACAACATCAAAAAGAAGCAATAGAAAAATTAGCAGGATCAAGAAGATTCATTCTTGCCGATGATATGGGACTTGGAAAAACTACTTGTACGATCATAGCAGCTTTAGAGACAGGTGCAAAAAAAATATTAATTATATGTCCCGCATCATTAAAGATTAATTGGCAACGTGAAATTGAAAATTATTCAGATAGACCTGTTTATATTTCGGAAGGTAAGAAATTTTCAACTGAATCTGATTTTGTTATTGTTAATTATGATATTTTAAAAAACTTTCACGACACAAAAGAAAAAGACAATTCATTACTCAACCAATCAAATTTTGACCTTGTTATCTTAGATGAGGCTCACATGATCTCAAATCCCCAAGCTCAACGAACAAAAATCATAAATCATTTTGTTAAGAATATTAAAAGAGTTTGGTTATTAACGGGAACTCCAATGACTTCTCGTCCAATGAACTATTATAACCTATTAAACATTATTGAATCACCAGTCGCTCAGAATTGGATGGCTTACGCTATTCGTTATTGTCAGGGTTATCAATTTATGGCAGGTAGAAGAAAAGTTTGGAATGTAACGGGAGCATCTAATTTAGAGGAATTAAGAGATAGGACTTCAAAACAAATTCTTCGTAGGTTAAAAGAAGATGTGTTAGATCTTCCTGATAAAATTATTTCTCCTGTATATCTTCGTTTAAAATCAAAAGAGTATGAAGAACTGATGGGGGAATATTATGCTTGGTATGATAAAAATCCTGACGAAGCATCATCACTTACCGTTCAGTTTTCAAAATTAATGAAGGTTAGAAAAGTTATTTCAAATGAAAAAACAAAACAAACCATAGAAATTGTAGAAAATATTATTGAACAAGGAAAAAAAGTAATCGTATTTACAAACTTTACAGATTCTTTACAAACGATTTACCAACACTTTGGTAAACAAGCAGTTTATTTAGACGGTAGTTGTTCTAAACCTCATCGTCAAAAAGCTGTTGACGAATTTCAAGACAATGAAAAAATTAAAGTTTTTGTTGGAAACATAAAGGCGGCTGGTGTTGGGTTAACTTTAACTTCTGCTGAGGTTGTAATTATGAATGACCTATCATTTGTTCCAGCAGAACATTCTCAAGCCGAAGACAGGGCGTATAGATATGGTCAAAAAAATAATGTGTTGGTTTATTATCCTTTATATGAAAACACAATAGAAGGTGCAATATATGATATTCTAAATCGTAAAAAACAAATTATCAGAACTGTAATGGGCGATCAATTAGAAGAAAACATTGGTGATGTTGCCGAAGAGATGTTAAATATGATAAATAAATATCGATAGAGATATTTATAATTAATGGAATTAAAAATAACATACGAAGATACCAAGTTTAAAAAAGAAGATAAAGAACTTATACATAATTTTATAAAATTATTACAAGAAAAATATCCATTAAAAAAAGAAATTACTGTAAAGTTTTTGGGTAAACAAATTGGCAAAATGTCAACGGGGTCAAGAACGGATAATGGTGAGTTAAAAATCTTGGCAAAAAACAGACTTAATAGGGATATTATGAGAACCTTAGCCCATGAATGGGTTCATGAACATCAAATGTCCGTAGAGGGTAGAAAACAAGGGCCAAACATTGGTGGAAAAAATGAAGACGAAGCAAATGCCTTTGCTGGCAGACTTGTTAAGATGTTTGAAAAAAAACATCCAGACTTAGAAAAAAAAATGTATGAATCTAACTCAATTAAAAATAAATTAAATCTTATATCCGAACAAATAGTTTTAAACGAAAAAGAAACAATTAAAGAAAATTTAATTGTTGAAATGAAAAAAATTGGAATAGAAAAATTACCTTACACCTATTCTTCTTTAAATAAGTTTATTGATTCTAAAACTATGGATGTTCATTACAACAAACACTATAAAGGTTATGTTGATAAGTTGAATAAAGCAATTAAGAATATTAAAGGTGATGTGGAGTTAGAAGACATCATAAAATCTATAAGTAAATATGACAACACCATAAGAAACAATGCCGGCGGGGCGTTTAACCATGCTTTATTTTGGAAAATGTTATCACCAAAAAAACAAGTTCCGACAGGTGAAATATATAAACAAATTAAGAAAGATTTTGGAAATATAAAAAAAATGAAAGATGAGTTTAATCAAGTTGCTAAAGATCGTTTTGGATCTGGATGGGCATGGTTATACCTAACAAAAGATGGTAATTTAAAAATAATGTCGTTACCAAATCAAGATAATCCACTAATGAATGTTGTTAAAAAAGGTGGGTTTCCAATTTTAGGTCTTGATGTTTGGGAACACGCATATTATTTAAAATATCAAAACAAACGAGATGAGTATATAAATAACTTTTGGAATGTTGTTAATTGGGAATTTGTTAATGACCTTTATGAATTAAAAACAAAAAAGAAAAATATTAAAGAAAATATTAATGTTAAAAAATTATTATCTGAAAAAAATGATTTTTCTTTTCCAATAACACCAAAACAAATTAGATTATTAATTGCGTCACAATATGAGGGTTGTTTTAACAAACAATACAAATATGGATGTATAGGTAAAATAGAAACAAAAAAATGTAACACCGATGAAGGTATTTTAGGTGGGGAATATTCAGAAAAAAAATACGGAGGAACAAGTAATTGGTCAATTATAAATCGTTTTGACACCAACAGTAAAGTTAAATCAGAAATTCAAAAAATATGGATGGAAGAAACGGAAGGTGTTGAAGATTTTAAAACTTGGATAACCAACAATGCATATAATTTATTTAGTAATGATGGTATGTATCTTGATCGATTAGCAAGTCCTAACATTGGAACTATTGAGGTTGGTCGTCTTAATGAAGACTATGCCAAAGAATCAATTAGAGAAGCATATAACTTAAGTATTGAGGAAGAAGGTATTAGTTATGAACTATATGAACACTGTGCTGGCGATATTAACGATAGAAAAAAAGGACAAGACTTAGTTTTAAAATTAAAAAATGGAGATACAATATATTTCCAAGTTAAACCTGTAAATGTTAGTCAAATAGTTTTATATGACGGTAGTGATAGGGGTAATTATTTTGTAATTCCATCTTGGGCAACACAAAATAAATATAAGAGCGAAAATGTTGATGTTTTAGTTTACGTAGATAGAGCAAACCAAAATTATATTATGTTTAGAAATGATCATAATAGAATGTTAACGGTAAGTAATAAGTCAAAATTTCCACCACACTTAATTTATTTTTATGAAAATCCACTTAAAAGTAATTTTAAAATACCAATAACCAAAGAACCATTAAAAGTTTCAATAAAACCTTCACTGTTTAGAAATAAGGACAAAGAAATTGAATATTACAATGAGAGAATTAAATTTTTTCAAGACAAAATAAAAGAACTTGGTGGTTCTTCAGAGATCAATGAAATGGTTATGTTATATAAAAAAGAATTAAGTAAAATTATTATTTAATAATAAACATATTTATAAATAAAAACTATGTCAATCATTAATGAACCAGAAAGAAGTCAGTTTTATCAAAAAGTAAGACATTTACTTGGAGCACCATTAAGATCCGTAGAACTGGAAGATGAAATGATGGATACTCTTTTAGAGTTTTCAATTGAGGATTACTCACAATATGTGCAGGATTGGTTAATTGAGTCTCAATGGACATCACTTTATAATTTAAATTTAGACACACAGTCATTATCTAGAGCCTTTGTAACAAAAAGTTTAGACTTTGAAACTCGATACACTTATGCGTATTCTAAAATTGTTGGGTTACAAGCCGGTGGAGATTGGGAAATTAAAAAAGATTATGTTCAGTTAGTTGCTAATCAACAAATATATGAAATACCCGCAGGTCGTGAAATTAATGAAGTGTTGTGGTTTACGCCAGCAACTCTTAATAGCGTGATGTTTGGTGTTGGTGGTTTTGGGGGTTTTGGAGATGGAACCGGACTTGGAGGAGGGGGAGGTCTTGCTCAAATGGGAAATTCAATGGGGGGTGGTTATTTTTTAACTCCAGCGTTTGATATGTTATTAAGAATGCAAGAAATTAATATTCAAAGAAGAATGCTTGTTGGGGACTTAACTTATTATATTACAGCATTACCTGGTGGTAAAAAAGCGTTACACCTGTTAAATACGCCAGGAGGTAGATTTGATTTTGGTAATTCAAGTTTATCTAAAGGGCAAGTTTGGTATTGGTATTATGATACTAATCAGGGTGATAGAGACAAATGTTTAACTGATAATCCTGATATAGTATTACTACCATCTGATGTTCCATTTGATAAATTAAGTTGGTATAAGTTAAATAATCCGGCTCAAGTTTGGGTTAGAAGATATTTTACTGCATATTGTAAAGAAACTTTATCAAAAGTTAGAGGTAAATTTAGTGGTAGTTTAAAAACCCCTGATGGTGAATTAACTATGGAATATGCAACATTGGCAACAGAAGGTAAAGATGAAAAAACAAAATTAATAGACGAACTTATTGGAGCTGAAGGCAGATTAACAAGACTTCGTCCTGAAAAAATCATGGAACGAGAGGCGTTACTTGCTGAAAACCTTAACAAACAACTTAAGTTCAGAGCAATGCCTCGTCAAATATATGTAATTTAATTTTATGTCAATAATAAGAGAAACCCCAATTCGTAAAACAGTTTTTAAATCAAATAGAACAGTTAATTTAAATGACTTTAAAACATTAATCGTTAATAAAGATTTTTATTCTACACTTGGTGAAGACCTAATAATTGTTAGAGATGTAACACAATCAAAAATAAAGTTAGACTCAACAACCACAGAAAGAATTAAAATTAAAACATTAACCAATTGTGTTATAATACCAGATATTGGTAGAATAGATGAGGATTGGGATGAGATTTCTATTGGTCGTGGTGCTTGTGTTGAATTACAAAACATCAATGGTGTTTGGTATGTGCTTTCTTCTGATGGAGTTAAAATGGATTGACAACTGTTAAATAAATTCTTCCCAACCTGTCTCAGCTAATTCATAAATATAATTAGGATCAACACCAACAGAATCCCAAAAATCAACTTCACCTTGTTCCATTTTGATTAAGTTTTCATAAACATCATCTTGATCTTCAGGACTGAATGGTTTGCCATTAATTAACTTACATTGACCTGAAGTATAAAAACTTCTATCCTCTGGATTTTTAACCAATAATGTATCTCTAACCTCATCGTCAAATACTATTAACAATGGTTCTACTCGTTTATTAAATGTTGCAATTGCTCGTTGAATGTTGTATTCTCCTAACATTTCAGGGTTATTTTCTAAATCAGATGGTTCAATACGATAACAATTTAATTGGACGTGAGACCCCAAAATAGGTTTACTACCATTAATCTCAAAAAATAAATCCATTTCTTTTTTTGGCATTTTTTCATTTATTTTTTGGACATCACCATGAGACGCCTTATTTCCATTGTTCACATATAAGATTACATCACCAAGATTAGATTGTATCCCATCTCTAATAATAAGTTCCATATGTGCTTGTCTTGACATTAAACTACCCGACTTTGTTGTTTGTTTACTACGTTTAATGTAATCCTCAACACTTATTTTAACTTTCGCCTTAGACGCAATCTCTGCCAACGGAACTCTTAGGTCAAATATCTTTTGAATGTATTCATAATACCAATCAATAAATTCTTTTCCCTCACCTCTAAGTAATTGTTTAACTCCCTTATCTAAAAACTTTTCAATGTATTTTGGCATTTTTTTGGACTTAATACTATTACCCGTTAATTTAACTTTACCGTTGTGTTCCATTGTTGCGTAGTTCTTACGAGCCAAGTTAATACAAGAATCCCAAGTTCCGTCACAATCAAGACCCATCTCACCTTTCATAAATAAATCATTAAACTCGGCAACATCGGCATCATACCCGTTATATTCTTTACCTTCTTTAACTAACCAATTTTTTCCTTTTCCAACATATGTTCTATCATCAACACCCCCATCAGGTAATGAGAAGTTCATACCATCCGTGTCACATACCAAAGGACTATACCCCTTTTTACTAAAGAACTTTAACATTTGTCTTAAGTATTGTCTACCCGTGCAGGTTATTTGTTCTCCCATATCAATGTCACCCCAAGGAAATACATGTGGAGCTGATAATGATCCGAAGAATGCGTTAATAAAAATCTTAATTGGCAATTGTTTACGATCATATGAGGTCGATTTTTTCTTATCAATTGTCTTATATTCTGCAGATAAATTCTTATACATAATACGAGAATTCCGGAAGTAAGTTAAAAACCCCTTCATTGACCCCGTTATATCACACTCAGGGAACACGTCGTGAACTAACTGAATGGATGGGTATAGTGAGGAGTAATCGAGCTTTAATACGTTCTTAGAATACCCTACTTTTAATAATCTAGATAATCCACCAACAAAGTTTCTTTTTTCTTTTTTCTGTGGTATTGCCAAGCCATGTTTATATGACCAAGCCAACATTACCATTTTCCAAAGAGTTGCTGTCCCCATTGTTGATGCTCTTTCATATGTTGTTGGAACTAATGACGCCAATAGGAATGTTGCTTGGTTGAATTCATCATCCACCAATAGAGTTTCGTCAAGGTCATCCTCAAGATATTGCTCAACGATATTATCACCAGTTGTTTTAATGTAAATGTCTCCTCGTCTTACACATATCTCATCAATTTTTTG